CTGATATGCCGTATCCTATGGACATCCGTAAGTGGGATGGCTCTATGGAAGAGGCAATGAATGCGTATATTGATTTGCGCAGATCACAGGGACGTCGTCCATTTATCGATGGCCCTCATTTTGAACTTATAGGATAGGAGTACGGCATGGCTAAGAGTGGGCGCAACGCTAGACCAGCAGAAGCTCTAAAGGGCAAACGTGAACGTCAATTACGTGAGATGCCCACGGATATTGAGAACATCATATCTAAAGTTGTAGGTCAGGATAGTTACAACCCTACAGCGGACATGGAAGACAGCGTTTTGGATAAAATCAAAAACAGGATAGATTTTAGACAAGGGACACGACAAGGTCGTAATGTTGGTCGTGGTACGATGGAGTTTTCTATGGGTGGTGACGTGCGATACAACTCTAACCGAGGAAAGACGTTCTAATGCCTACAATTATGATAAGTATTATGCCGGATGGTATTCCGGTAGATAAAATGCAGGACAGTGACGACGGTGGTCCAAGCTGCCCTTTGGCTACGCAAGATGCTGAAATTAACATGGAGGCACAAGAGATTGCTGTCATGGATGCTAACTACCGAGATCCCTCATCGGACGGTGGATTTAAGCTGACAGAAGTCTGCGGCAATTGTGGTGCATACAACCAAACGGATGATATGCTAGAGTGTATTGGTGATGAATCTGGCGATTTAGGGTACTGTCAAATGTACAAATTCATGTGTCAATCAGATCACACCTGCGATGATTGGGTAAAGGGTGGCCCAATTAAATCAATGGCAGAAGGCATGGAGCACGATATTCTTTAATGGACCTTGTTGCTTTTTCGACATATATGTATAAGCTACTACAGGAGCGCGAACAAGATATTGCAAGTGCTCTTGCACATGATGCTGCCAAAGACTGGGAGCAGTACAAACTCATGGTAGGTGAGATACGGGGCCTGACCTACGCTCGTGAGGAAATCAAAGCCCTGCTGGAGAGACACGCAGACGATGTCGAAGACCTTATATCTTCCTGAACATGTCGCGCAGAAAATGAATAAAGAAAAAGAAGCCGCAAAAGCGGAGTCTTCTTCCGTAGACAGCGCGTATGTAAACGCGCAGGATCGAGTTCTAGATCCTGCTCTTTTAGACAAACCTTTACTTGAACGTCTCCCGCAACCGACAGGTTGGCGGGTTTTAGTTATGCCTTATCAAGGCGCATCTAAGACTCAGGGCGGTATATACATACCGGACGAGGTACGGGACCGAGAAGCGGTAGCAACGGTTGTTGCATACGTTTTGAAGGTTGGACCTTTGGCTTATCAAGATCCAGACAAGTTTGGTAAGAAAGCTGAACCTTGGTGTAAAGAGGGCCAGTGGGTATGTATTGGTCGATATTCTGGGTCACGATTCAAGATTGATGGTGGAGAGGTTCGTATAATCAATGACGACGAGGTTATTGCTACGATCCATGAGCCTAACGACATCAAGCATGTTTAGGAGAAACTAATGGCGGAAGAACAAGAAGTCCTTGAGAATGAAGACGAGGGCGTAGAAGTTGAGGTAGACGCTCCTGAAGAGGAGACGAACGAAGAGCAAGCTGCGGAGTCTGATTCTGACGAACTTGATAGTTATAGCCAAAAGGTGCAAAGCCGCATCAAGAAGCTGACTGAAAAGTATCGTAAAGAAGAGCGGGATCGTGAGGAAGCTGTGCGTATGGCGCAACAGCTTTTGAATGAGAACACTCAGCTAAAGACTCGCATGCAGAACTTAGACAAAGGGTATCTGGCAGAGTATAGCACTCGGTTGGAAACTCAGATGGCTGCGGCGAAGAAGCTCTATCGTGAAGCCTATGACGGTGGCGACACGGAGAAAATGCTGGAAGCTCAAGAGGCTCTGTCTAAGATGTCGATTGAGCAAGAAAGGTTACGCTTGGCAAAGCAGCGTTCTGAACGTGCCGCACTGCCAGGACAGCAACTTCAACAACAGTTACAACCTCAACCTCAACAACAGCCTCAACCCAAACCGGATCCTAAAGCTCAGAAATGGGCAGAGAAAAACGAGTGGTTTGGCTCTGATGAGGTTATGACATACGCAGCATTTGGTATACACCGCAAGTTGGTCGAAGAAGAAGGAATTGACCCAGCAAGCGATGAATACTATACTGAAGTTGATCGTCGGATGCGTTCGGAGTTTCCGCACAAGTTCCAGACGAAGAAATCGAGCGGAGCACAGGTCGCACCTGCTGGCGCTTCGGCTACTCGCAGTACAGCAAAACAGGGGCGCAGGTCGGTTAAACTGTCACCGTCACAAATAGCGATGGCGAAACGTCTAAACGTACCGCTAGAAGAATATGCTAAATATGTGAAGGAGTAACAGATGACTGACAAAAGATCCCCGCGCTCTAGCGCAACCCGCGAAAAAGAAACGCGCAGAAAACCATGGGCACCGCCCAGTCACCTTGAAGCACCACCCGCACCTGATGGGTTTGTGCATCGTTGGATACGAGTTGCAATGCGTGGCGAGGAAGACAAAATGAATGTCAACGCCAAGCTACGTGAAGGATGGGAACCTGTCCGCAAAGATGAGTATCCAGACTATGAAGCTCCAACTATTGACGATGGTCGGTATGAGGGAGTAATTGGACAAGGTGGTCTGATGTTGTGCCGTATACCTGTTGAAACGGTGGCAGAACGAACTGCATATTACGGGGGCAGAACCCGCGAACAAATGACCGCTGTAGATCAGGACCTTATGAAGGAACAACATCCTTCGATGCCTATTAGTAATAATAGGCAAAGTCGTGTAACCTTCGGAGGCCGTGAACGCGACTCCGGATAAATTTAGAGGATTGCTACTATGGCAAACACTAACGGTGCATTCGGACTTCGTCCGATTGGCGTAGTCGGTCAGGCTGCGAACACCACAGGTGCGACCGAGTATCGTATCGCCTCTGGGAACACTAACGCGATTTACCAAGGTTCACCCGTAATCCCGCTGTCAACAGGCTTTATTGATATTGTTGGCGCGGCTGCTGGTGGAACTGTAGGTCTTGTAGGTGTTTTCGGTGGGTGCGAATACGTTTCGTCCACTACTGGTGAGAAAGTATTTTCTAACTACTGGCCTGGTTCTGGCGCGGATTCAAACCATCCCGTCAAAGCCTTCGTGTATGACAACCCGATGCAGACATTTGTTATCTGTTCAGACGCTTCATTGACTAGCGAAGCAACTGCGCGTGGACATGTGTTTGCAAACGCAAACTTTGCAGCGGGTACTTCTGGTTCAACGACCACGGGTATTTCATCTGCTAAGTTGGGTGTTAGCACAATCGCCGCCACTGCTGCATTGCATCTCCGTATCATCGGTATTCAAGATGATCCTGAGAACCAAGACTTTACAGCCGCTGGTATCCCACTAATTGTTCGACTGAATAACAGCTTCAACTCACCGAATGGTGCGATTGTTGCTGGTACTCCTTCGACTACAGGCGTATAAGGAGACTAACTTATGGCTATCTCTCGCGCACAACTAGCGAAAGAGTTGGAACCAGGTCTCAACGCCCTGTTCGGTATGGAGTACAATCGGTACGAAAACCAACATGCAGAGATCTATACAACAGAATCTTCTGACCGAGCATTCGAAGAAGAGGTGATGTTGAGTGGTTTCGGAGCAGCGCCAACCAAATCGGAAGGTTCTGCTGTAAACTTTGACGACGCAAACGAAGCATACACTGCTCGTTACAACCACGAGACAATTGCGTTGGCGTTCTCGATCACAGAAGAGGCTATCGAAGATAACCTTTATGATCGTTTGGGCTCACGTTATACTCGTGCGTTGGCACGTTCTATGGCACACACAAAGCAAGTTAAGGCCGCTGCGGTTCTTAACAACGCATTTACTGCTGGCGCATCTGCTGGTGGTGACGGCGTTGCATTGTGTGACGCGTCTCACCCGCTTACAAACGGTGGTACATTTGCCAACGAACCAACAACTGCTGCGGATTTGAACGAGACATCTCTTGAAGATGCCCTTATCAACATCGCAGGTTTTGTTGACGAGCGTGGTCTAAAAGTTGCACTACGCGGCATGAAGCTCGTAATTCCACGTCAGCTTCAGTTCGTTGCAGAGCGTCTGATGGTGTCTAACCTTCGTGTTGGCACAGCGGACAACGATGTAAACGCAATCCGTTCAATGGGAATGTTGCCTGAAGGTTATGCCGTCAACGACTTCCTAACGGACCCAGATGCGTTCTTCGTTAAAACCGACGCACCTCGTGGCTTTGTCCACTTCGAGCGTACACCGCTGTCAACTAACATGGAAGCAGACTTCGACACTGGCAACATGCGCTTTAAAGCTCGTGAACGCTACAGCTTTGGATTCTCAGATCCGCGCTGCGTTTTTGGTTCACCTGGGGCGTAAAGTGTGATATATTGAGGCAGGTATTGAATTACCTCCTCCCTGTTAGACTGGGCCACTTCGGTGGCCCTTTCTTTTTGTTTTATTTCATGTATAGTATTTGTATCCCTGACAGCTACATGGTGTGGCTGACACTAGCCAAGACAGGAGATACCCATGGCTAACACAACTTTTAGCGGTCCAGTACGCTCAAAAGGCGGATTCAAAGAAATTGATGAAAACGCTACAACTGGTGCAATCACAGAGAACATCTCAATCACACACGATGGAACAAACAGCGTTGTGATTATTAAAGACCTGCCAACGTCTGACCCATCTGTCGCAGGACAAGTCTGGAGTAACTCAGGTGTCTTGACTGTCTCCGCAGGATAAGGAGATAGATCATGGCTGGTCCAGTCAGTGCATATAATTGGGTTCAAGGAACGGCGGCTGCGGTTGTCGGTCC